ACCCAGTCCTTGTCATAATGGATCTTCGGATTTCCTTCATTAAAATATTTCGAAGTTCTTTAGAGCCCCCTGCACTTTTAAGCGAGGGTCTCCATAATGGTCTGGCTGGGATATTTTCGTTCCCATATTCCAATATGATAGCAAGCTGGTTTAAAGTTAATCCACTGTAATGTTTTGTTCCAGAAGGCATACCAACCAGGATTCTGTTTCGATATTTATAAACCCCAACAGCTTTATAATAATCACCTTTAAGGTAATATATCCCACCATCATGATTCCTTTTTAATGGAGCCCATTGAACTCCAGAACCTGCTGGGGGTTTATGTGTATGGATTGCCTTTCGGATTATTCTAATGAGTTTATCTGAAAACTTGGCAACCCCAATATCATAGCCATGTTGAATAGCAGGCTGAAGATGTGTTAATCCATTCTCTACCTTTACCCAGTTCCCCTTATTTCGGATTTCGATTTTAGGAATGGGAGGCATGTAAACACTAATGGAACTACGTTGTTTTCTAGCCATAATCCTTAGAATAAGTATGTTTACATAATAAAACCCAGTAGTATTGTAATATTACATTAATGTAACGTTACCTACTACTGGGTTACCCTTATCAAAGATGATTTATTTCGAAGCTTCTTCCAATTCTGTTAAGGCAGCCGATGCACCGTTAACCTCGGTTTTTAAATTGGCTACATCCGTTTTTAATGTGTTAACATCAGAAGTTAATGTATTAAGTTTATTTGTGATCTCAGTTGTATCAACATTGAT